GGTTGCAACTTGCGGTGCAACACCCCCAGAAATAAACTCTTGCGAGTCTGGGGTCAACACAACCTTAATCTTGTTCTTGTCAGGGTAACCGTTGTTTCCCTTTTCAATCCCAATCTTAAAGCAAATCTCCATGCCCATTAGAACATGCACACCTGTGATGGTTGCTCGTTTCTGAAGCGCTTCAGGACTTGTGTCATCCTTCTTCAACCCATAAGCACTATCAACCATGCGCTTGATTGTTTCCAACCCAATGCGCTTGGCAATCGGATAGCCGTTTTCATCACGCTTGGCACCATCAACAAAAATGTTCTGCCAAATTTTGCGCTTATCAAACTCGCCACCAACAATAGTGATTTCGATAGGCATCCACTTCGCTCCGCTGGCAGAAGACTTAAAGTATTGCCCACCACCAAGTTCTGGGATTTCCATGTCGCCACCGCTCAACTTCACAATACCTCGCACAACAGTGTTGTCCGGAAGCAGCGCAAAATCAGTTTTCTGCGGCCCGTCATCGTAGTTAAAACTGTTCAGGTCAAGGGTCATATCAGCTTTCTCCTTCTGCAATAGTGACCGTTGTTGGATTTACAAACTGCATTCCCTCTGGGCGAGGCCCAGACATTTTTTCAAACAGTTTGCCAAGGTGTGGTTCTTCAATAGGCTCAAGCCTACCGCTCCTGTCTTTCGCAGGATACCCCCACTTATTTAGGTTGTCGCAGATGAAAGCGCGAAACATGTTCCCTTCATCTGAGGCTAGGGTTGCCATCGTGATAACTTCATCAACGATGCCGGGCAATTCACGGCCCGTCTTCGATCCTTCGATCTGAAGTTCGTAATTCATCCGTCCATATTCGTCTGTTTTTTCGTCTAGGATGCCGACGAAAATTACATTCTTTTCACGAATATGCTGAAGATGAGTCAGCCACGCCATCATTTCGCGACCTTGCATGCCGTACACTGCGCGAGTGTCTAGTCTGCCATTACGCTCTGATCTCGCTTCTGGCTGATTTTGATTGTGGGTAAAACACAGCCTGCCTGCGACGGTAATACTATCAACAAAGATTGTATCGTACTTTTGCAGAACGGCTGAAGGGTCACCATACATCTGCGTGACATATTCATAATGTGCCATGCTATATGGAGCGTCGTCATTGAGAGCGGGGTTGCCGCCACCAAGGAAGCATGCAAAGTCACGGCACTCTTGCCAAGTGCGCGGTCTAATGACATCGACTTTACATCCTTCAATGGCGGCATCACCGGCTTCCAAGTCCATGAATAAAGTTTTTTCCATGTCCAAGGTGCGAACCAGTGATGTCTTACCCACACCGGACTGGCCGCAAATCACGATCTTGTGACCACGCTTTTCAGCCAGCCTTTCTTCGGCAGAGATAATCTGAAGCATTAGTTGGTATCCCTATCTTCGATGTTAACGGTAACACCTTGCAGAAAGACGGTACGCGCTTCAGAAAGAGCGGACTGAATTTCTGGTGGTGCGTTGTTGTACTTAGTCTCGCCTATGCTGTACTTGATTGTTGCATAATGACGAGCGGCATCAGGGTCCATCTGATTTAGAATTTCAATCAGCTTATCCTGATCCCAATCGACACGTTTACGAAAATCAATAGTGACCTTGTGATCACCAGTGTTAATCGTAGTCTGGCCAAAATCCTTGCCTTGTTGGGCAAGCTGCATTTGGGCAGTTTCTTCAAACATGTCTCTAAGTGAGTTATTGACAATCTTCATAGATTGCTGAAGTTCGTCAATTTGAGATTTGATCTCGTCGCGTCTTTGTTTAAGGGACGAGAGATCGTTGAATTGCGGAACGGCGTTTCCGTTCATGGCAGTCTCCATCAGTTATGATCGCTAAATCATCCCCAACATAGTATCGCAAAGACTGCCTGTCAACTCTTTCTTGATAAAAATAATTCGATACCGTGTACGGCTTTCATTAATTTCTTTTTCAATTTAAAATCAGGTGTCTCAAATCCTTTTGCATCTTCTACAACGGCTTCTTCAGTCCCATCGTCATCAACTTTTTTATATCTAAAGTCTGCAACATATCGACAAATCTTTTGATCATTGACTATGATCTCGTACTTAACTTGTCTCTCAAGGTCTTTTACATACCCACCACGTTCCATCGCTTTTAATTCACCCCACCGTTGCGCTTCCCATTTGGAGTCAAACGTAATGCCGTCGATGGTGGTTTTCTTCGCGCCGTACTTGTTCTTGCGTCTGTATGGATACATGGTAATATGTGGGCCGTTGTGGGAATCTTTGGGAGATTGTGATGAAACAGGCAAAACAAGTCAAGTCGGTTGGCGTTGACATGGACACATACAATAAGCTTCGTGCTATGGCGAAAGAGGAACACCGCACCATTGGCTTACAGATTGCCAAGCTGGTCAAAGACGCATACGATAAAGATTATGGCAACAATGTGGCCAGTATGGGGATTGGATCAGCTACACGGGGGTAGATATGCCCTATGAATGGATGCTTATTCTTGTAACGGCGGTAGCGCCCACAGAGTATAATGTGGTTGCGCTATCGTCTGCTGAAACTCACGAAGAGTGTCACAGGCTATCTGTGTATGTGGATGCCGACATACAGCGTGAAGACAATCAAGAGATGATGTGTATTAAGCTTGATCCTCTAAAGCTCTCATACGGGCCACAAGACGCTTCGCTCGGTTGGTAACTTGATCATACCAGCGACTGTCTACCATCTCGTCAGCGGCCCTGTTCCAATCCCTTGCGTCAACACCAGCCTTCATACCCTTGAATTTTGAAAGGCGTGGCCTGCCCATATTAAACATCATATTTGCAATGATTAACTGACACTCTTCCGGTAGATCGTCAAAGTCTGGGTACAGAACCTTGCATTCGTCCAGCGTAGCGGCGATATCGAGGTTGAACACCTGACGCACACGCTCCTCATCGACGGGCGTACCAACGGGCTGTCCGTACTCTGGATCGTCCTCTACCACGAGATGTCCAATCCCGTATGTAGGTAGGCCGAGGTGATCTAGGTAGATTTCAAACTTGCAGCCTTCGTCTTCTGCAAGCTCTTCACGAAGTTGATCTTTGTTCATCCTAATAATCCTGCTGTTGCGCCACGAATACCAAGCGCCTGTGCTACCGCTGGGTTGTTTGTGGCCATTTGACGGAGGTTGCCACGACCAGCGTTAGTCGATCCTCTTGCGCCTATGGGTAACGTAGAACCAAATACATCTACTTGACCAATGCCAGATGCAGTAGATGGAGGCGCTACCGGAGCTACTTCTTCCGTTTCAACTATAGGGCCGGGGCGTTGAAGCTGTGGGTTTATACCAACCGCTCTTACACCGGCCTGCCTAATTGGCCTTTGTGTTGCCGCCATACCAGCTAACCCAGCATCTAGTGCTGAAGCTACTTTTCCTGCCGTTTGTTGTGCGTTGGCAGCGCCTGTTCCTTTTCGGGCGAAAGCTTTCATAATTCTAGGGTTAGCAAAAATCTTGGACGTTGCCTTCATCCGCAACCTGTCACCAGCTTTAGATATCGGGTGAGCAGCATAAGTTGCAGCAACAATTGCTCCCTCTTTTCCAACATCTCCGAGGTATGCTAGATCAGCCGCAAAATCGCGGATACCATCGGCTGTCTCTTTGGTAAGAAGCGCGTCTAATGCACCTTCCTTATATTGCTTATTGACGAGCCTGCTTAATTCAAGCGCCTTATTGGCATCATAGAAGACATCATCACCAACAGAGCTAAGTATATCGTCAATTGCATACTGACGTATTTTTTCCAAAGCCGCCGGATCATCCTTAAAGAAGTTTTTGATTCGATTGATTTCTGTGACTGTTCGCTTTGGACTTACAATATAACGAGCAGCATCTTCAGCACTTAAAGTGCCCGCGTCAAAATCACGAACAATTTGCAACTTCATGGCCTCATCTAGATCTGTCTTAGCACGAAGAAGATCATCAAGCGATTTTGTAAGAGGCTGATCTGTGTTTAAGGCAACAATACGATCTACCGCATCTTTACTAATTCTTGTCGGGCCAGACTGAGCGATAGCGTTAGAGAGCTTTTGAATCTCTCCCCAGTTGTCTCCAAACAATTCTTTGCCTGTCGTGCCAAGTCGATCAATTTGTGACTTGAACCGCAAACCATTGAATTGAGTTGGGTCCATCAAGTCAACACCAGTGCGCTGCATGGCGTCGTCAAGGTATGCACGGGCCAGCCTAGACCGCACCATCTCTGCATCATCTACAGCAGCGAAAACGCCTTTTAATCGTTCTGGAGAGTTGGGTCTGATAACTTTGTTAAAGAACTGATCAACGTTGAAGCGCGGATCCTTAGACGCTGCTTTCAGGTTGCGAATGACTCCAAATCTTTGCAGATCATCGAACACCTTCATGCCGTCACGATAAGTGGCGAATGCTGTTTCGCGTTGTTTCGCAATAGCATTAAGTTGTTGGTTTTGACCTCGACGCAAACCTTTGATGCTGCGTAAATTTACAGAACTCAATGTGTCGTCAAAGGCATCACGAATCTTGAACAATTGTCCGGTTGTTGCAGATCCAAGCTCATTGTCAAAAATTGCATCATTGATAAGCTTGCGTTGATTGGCGATTTGTTCAAAAGATGCTTTGCCGCCTTTTGCAGAAAGCTCTTCAATGCCTCGCATGGCTTGCTGAACTGGAGCAGGAAGAACAGATCGTGCGCCTACGACTTCTTCCAAGTCTTTTACAGCGCCTTCAATGATGCCTGTGTCGATAATACGAGCCTTACCACCTTCTTTGACAACACCTGCAATAGCATCGTCAAACTCAAGCTTTGAAAGCATTTCGTCCATGACACGGAATTCGTTTCCGCTTACACGACTGAAATTTTGGAAGGAAGCTACAATAGATTGCAAGGTTTCATTATTAATGTCGAAGCCTTCATCCAAAGATCTTTCAATCAAACCAATGCTATCCTTAACGGCAGTCATTGCTGAGTCAGATGCCTCTTTCTGAACCCTCTGTAAGTTTTTAAACTTATTGCCGGTAACGTTGCCAAATGCATCTGCTGCATCGTCTAGCGTGGCAAGACCACCTTTAGCGACTGCTTCTCGCAATTCATTAGCTTTGTTTAAAGCAAAGTTAGTATTGGCAATAACTCTACCCGTATCTTTTGTGGCACCCTCACCAAGTTTCTGTGCATAAGCTAAACTAGCTGGCGCTCCTAATCTTTCAAGACTAGGGGCTGCACCTTCATCAATCAAGCGAAGTCCGCGTTCCGCCCCTTCTTGTGTCGCTTCTTGCAAGGGTCGTGTGGCCAAACCGCCAGCGCCTCTCACCGCGCCTCTAATAGCATTAAAGGTTCCAAGAGTTACAAGCTCTACAGTTCCAGCTATTGCTGCTTCTGTGGCGACATCTTTTGCCACTTCTCCAAGAGTTTGTTTTTGAACACCAAGAAGAGATTCAATCCCTTCCTCTATAGACTGTCCTGCTGCTGCACCGGCTGCGGCCCCCGCCGCGCCAGTAGCTACGCTGCCAAACCCCAAACCGGCACCAGCGCCCAGAATACCTCCTGCTACAGCGCCAATAGTTTCTGGCAAAATACCTGTTAAATCTGCAAAATCTCCAAAAGAAAATCCTTCATCTTCAAGAACAATATTTTTATCGGAAACTTCCATGCCAAGAGCGGCTTGCCCTGTCGGAGTCAAAGCAAGCCTGCCTCGTGTATCACGAGTGTATCCCTCTTCCCCCACACGACTTTCTAGAATCGCTGCTTGTTCTTCACCTGTTTCTCCAAATGACACAAGCGCACGAATGCCAGACCCAGCACCAGTCTCGTAGTCAAAGCCTTCATCTCTGTCTGGTTTGCTTAAAGACTTAGCAATCGCTTCAAGATCTGGAGTTGCATAATAGTCTTGTGTACCTCCAGATAAAAATTGGCTTTTAATTCGCGCTGTTTCAGCAGCAGTAGGTTTGTCCCCAGCTATTTTTACGCGGACCATTCCATCATTTGTTTTTACTCTGATAATCCCCATGACGACCTACTGTGTTGCGTCAAAAAACGCGCCTTCTTCGTCTTCGCCTTCAGGCATTTGATTTTGACTTTGTGGAGGCGCACTAATTCCAGCGTACTGATTTAGAGTGGTAATGCCCATATTAACATCTTTTATGCCGTCAACGACGATAAGATCGTGAACCTCTTTAAGAGCAAGAGCCAAAGCATTTGGATCTTGAGTAAGCTTAACGCGACCAACGATACGTCCAACTCTTTCACGGTCAGCGTCAGAGATAGTCTTGCCAGCTTCACCAAGAATTCGTGGGGCTTCTTGTGCAGCTATAGATTCAAGAATGTAAATAACTTTATCTCTGTCAGTGGCTTGATCTGTAAGGTTAAGGCCAAAGGCATTACCGAATCCTACGACAGCATCGGCAATTTGCCCCGGCGCATCCACCTTCCCAGACTCTACTAAACTATATGCTGTTGCTAGTTTTTGACTTGTTTTATT